GGATGTAATATCTCTGATCGGTGCTCCTCAACCATTGACTGATAAAATTAGTGATGGAAGTGATACGATGCCTGATCCTATTGAGATTATAAATTATCGTGGTGATCTACCAACAGATTTACATTCGGTTACTCTCGCAAGAGATTACGAATCAAAGATGCCAATGATATGTAAGTCAAGTCCTTTTTTGAGGGACATGGATCAGGCTTTCAGGAGTGAATCTCAATTCACGTATACGCTTAATAACAACTATATCTTCACATCCTTCGAAGAAGGACAGGTAGAACTGCACTATAAAGCCTTTCCTACAAATTCTTTAGGGATGCCTATGATACCAGACGATATCAAATTTGTCATGGCTGTTCAAGCATACATCGCTGAAAGAATAGGGTTCAGACTTATGATGCAAGATAATCTCTCGGAGCGCAAACATAATAAGCTCGAAGTTGATCGAGCTTGGTATATTGGAGCTGCTGGAACAAAAGCTAACATTCCTTCTATTGATGAAATGGAAGGTATTAAAAACAGATACCTCAGACTAAGGATTCATCCTAATTTTCACGATGCATCCTTTGTTTATTCTACAGATAAAGAAAGGCTTATACTACACAATAATCTTGGTGCGTAATGGCAAAAATAGTAAATACATTCAACCGTGGGATGGATCAAGATTCATCTAAGAATTTGTATAACGATCAAAGTTATTACGAAGCTAACAATGTACGTATTCATACTCAAGGAGGATTGTCAAGTGGTGCTCTTGAAGATGTACAGGGTACTATTGAACGGCTTGATCTTGGATCAGATGGAGCTTGGGGTCCATTGAACATAGTAGGTTACTGTATTTTAAGAGATGAGATTATTATTTTTGCTACTACCAATACAGGTGCACCTGTATATAATGATACTGAAAGAGATTATGTGCTTTCGATTCCAATGGAAGAAATTGAAACTTTATCAGGAATACCTGATACATATACAGTCACCTTAGAGTATCGTAACATAGACCCTAATGGAAATATAATTTGGAGAACTGGTTGGAACGCTATACTTCTTGAGCATCTTCCAAGTATAGGATTTTCATTGCAGAACCCTATCAATGCTGTTGCTAGGTATGAAACTGAACATATTCAAAAAGTATATTGGGTTGATGGACACAATCCTCTCAGGTATCTGAATGTTGTTTTTGATGAAGAAACGAACGATCTTGTAAACCTTCCAAGTGATCGCCTTGAAGTTATAAGTGATCTTGAAATCAGTAAGCCAAGAATAGATGTATTGACTTCAGGAAATCTTTTTGCAGGTAGAATCCAATACTGTTACCAACTTTATAACCTCTACGGTTCCGAGACTGTGATAAGTCCTGTGAGCGATCTGGTAAATATTACTTCATCCAATGAAGGAGGAGCTAGAAGTGATGACTACAAAGGTAATCTTCTTGACGATCAATGTGGAAAAGGCGTTAGGGGATATGTTCGATTATATTCTCGGTATTATACAAGGATAAGATTCATTGCTATCCATTGGACTTCACTTGATGCTGATCCTGAAGTAAGGATATTTGAAGAGAAAGATATTCCTCCGTTCCCTACTGGAATGATATTCACAGGTCAAGCTATATTTTTCAATGATATCGGTGAAACTATTCTCAATCTTACTCTTGAGGATATACGTCTTCTTGGAACTGTTATATTCGATGCAGAAGTAATTGAGACTAAAGACAATATACTATTTGCAGGAAATATAACAGAACGTAGTTTTGATGTAGAGTACGATGCAAGAGCATACCGATTTGCAGGAGAATCAGCTACACCTACTGATCCTAATTACAATGCAGATGCAGTCATTGCTCCTAGTATTGGTACAAGAGGAATAGCAAAACTTTACGATGAGGATTTAGTTTATTATTATTGGGTGTATCCGGATCATACTTGGTACTATCAATCAGTATCTCCTGGTCCTGTTCAAGCAGATTGGGCAACTCTTCCTGCTGACATAGATGCTATCAATACGTTCAACAATCTTGACAATGATGGTATCCATACGAGCAGGTTCATGTATCAATCTGATGGTGTTACTCTTGGTGGAGAAGGACCTAATATATCATACGTATTCGGTGTTCGAAGAGGAGGAATTGATAGTGATGTGACAAGTGACAGTATGTTTACATATCAGGACAGTCGCACACCTTCCACTGGTGATCCTGATAACTATTCTTTCTATGGACCTACAAGCCCTTATAATGCAGCAAGGTATTTAGGTTATCATCGAGATGAAATCTATCGTTTTGGTATCGTATTCTTCGACAAGAAAGGCAGAGCTTCTTTTGTCAAGTGGATTGGTGACATCCGGATGCCTTCTCAGAGTACAATCAATCATGCTGATCTTGATACTTCTCTACCAGATAGAGTCTTTAGAATCTCGTATGAAGACGGTGCTGGTGGTGCTCACCTGTACACATTGTTTATCGAATTTGATGTAGACAATATTCCTGCGGAAGCTGAGGGTTATCAGATTGTAAGAGTTAGTCGTGGAAGAACTGATCATACTGTTCTTGGTCAAGGGTTAGCAAACTCTATGACTTATCCTGTAGCGACTAATACTGCACATCATGAGCAGTGGTCACATCAGAAAGTTGTTCAAGATGATGGTAGAGAACTCTTTCATTTCATGTCTCCTGAAGTTTCTTTTAATCAGAACATTATACCATCAGCAGTAGACAAGGTTCAAGTGATTTCGTCATACACTACAGAAGGTGGATATGACACACGTAGTAATGGTGATCAAGTAAGTTATAAGTATTCACATTATAATCCTCTTAATAATCCGCAAACTCCTTACGGTGCAGGGGTAGATGATGAATTTCATGACAAAAACTTTGCAGGAGTAAAGGAAGGATATCTTGTAAAGCAGCTTGATCAGCAAGTGAACATTGATATATATACTTACTTCCTTGAGAATGTAGCTAATATTAAACTGAAGGGTTTAATGTTCCTTATGGATTTAGATATAATCAGGTGGAATCCTAAATATACACTTGTCAATCACAGACCTTTAGTTAACTATCGAAAGAACTTATGGTTAGGTCATTACGGTGGTATTTCCTATGTCCAAAGAAAGACAAGTCGATATCAAGCTGCTGGTGATCCTGTAAATCTTGACTTCCTGAATCCTCCGGAACTGGAAGATCAGAAAAGAGTTTATGGTGGAGACACCTATCTGACAATGTTTGACTGCTTGTATAATTCACATAAAGTTGATGATACAGCAGGTACACCTGCCGTAGATATGGAAGTCATATACATGGCTTGTGAATCAAGTATTAACACTGCTCTACGTGTTGATGAATGTATGAGTCGAGTAGTTGCTGTTCCTAATAGTTTCCTCATGCAGGATACTGCTGGAACACACGTAACCAATACTTTAGAATATAATCAGGTAACTGATCTTTACATTTATGAACCCTTCTACTCTAAGGAGAATACAGCTAAAGCATTTATTGATAAACCTTTCGATTGGGTAGAGCAAGAGAAATTTGATACAAGGATTTATGCATCTAACGTTAAGACCAACGGTGAACAAATTGATAGTTGGTTACAGTTTCCTGCAAATCAATTTATTGAAGTTGATCCTCAGTTCGGACCACTTACAGTATTACAGACAGTCGGTGAACAACTACTGTTTTTCCAATCTGATGCATTTGGTGATCTCGCTGTAAATGATCAAGCTCTGATTCAGACAGGAAACATAGCTCAACTGTCTCTTGGTACAAGCGGTGTTTTAACTCGATATGACTATCATAAGCTATATGTTGGATGTTCTCATTGGAGACATCTTGTTCTGAGCAGAAACGGCTTGTATTGGACTGACATTGTTAACAGAGCAATGTATCAGTTCATCGAAGGTATGGATGAAATATCTCTGCTTAAAGGAATGGACTCATGGTTCAGAGAAAATCTTCCTACAGTAGATAATTTCACAAAGACCATTGGTGATGCAATGCACATGTTTCATGATCCTGAGTTCAGAGAAATTTATCTCGTTGATAATACTGAGAACTTCGGACTTGTGTATAACGAGGTGAATCAGAGTTTCTTAACCTTTACTGATCTTCAACCTACGTATGCTATCAACTATCGTGACAAGGTACTAGGAACTACAGATGAGAACATTTTCCATAAAC